TGGCGTCCAAACTCAAGGTCATCCATCGCCTGATGTCTATTCGCTGCTTCGGCTTCTTCACATATTTTGAAGGCTTCACGAATGTCAGCTAACTTATCGTCATCACTCATTTACGTTTGACTGCCTTTTTTTTCGACGTTGTCTTCTTAGTTTTTGGTGGACGGCCCATAGCGGAGCCATACGTGCCTTTACCTTGGGGCATGTTTGTACCTATTTGTTGGTTGGTGTTTGTGTTTTTAAATTTTATTTGGCTGGTCTAATCATTGTTTCGCGAGTTGAAAAATCTTTATTCCTGCCCTTATTAGGCACGAACCCATTCTTTTTGTACCAATCGGTAAGCCGCTTTTTGGAAGACCCAAAATCAGAAGAAGGGGTCAGTGCAACGGAAACACCCGCCTCATCAGCCTCTTTTAAAATCCTATCTAATTCGCTGCTTGCCAAACCTTGCCCACGCATATTTTCTGGTGTAGATATTTTTGATATTTCCCAAATACCATTTTTTCTTAGAACATCTGAACTCGCACCAGATTTCGTTATAGTGTTGGGAGCAAGCAATCCACTAAACTTTTCACCGTTGCGTTCCAACAGCTTCATGCGGTTAAGAACGTCTTGATCCCATGTGACGAAGTTGCGTGTGCCTTCGCCAGCGTTGCGACTTATTCCGTCATAGTATTTGAGACCTGGGATGCCAGCCTTGCCAAGGGCTTCGGCTGCTGCTTTGTCAGACTTTCCGAAAGTAACGGCGAGATGGTCCTGTAAGTCCTCACCCGACATATTCATAAACTCATCTTGATTCACCATACGCCCTTCTGGGCCAAACCTTTCCGCCCGCCCCTCGTTAATCGTTTGGAGAAGGCTTGGAAGCCCTGCCCGAACACTCTCCGGCTGCTCACTCAACGGCGCATCCCAATCAAGGTAGCGTGCTATGTCTTCGTCGGGTAGGTCGTGCTTGTAGAGGTAGCCTTCTTGGCTTGGGAGTTCTTTGCCACTTTCCAAGTAAGACAAAGCCTGCTTGTTTAATTCATTCTCGCCTTTTGGGAACGCATTCGGATAATTGTCTGCCGCCCTTATAGCCGCCTTTATTTCTTGTATCCCTGCCTCTACTGTGCCTTCGGGTGTCCTGTATACAGCAGATGCAGCGCGGTTGCCGGGGTCAGTCAAATCTGCATTTCTAGTGCCTAAAAATTCCTTGTACTGCTTGCCGACTTCCTCCGCCTCCGCATCATAACGCCCATACCCATAAGCCTGTGCGCCTTCGCCTTTGCCGATGTAATCAAGAGACTTAGCTGCGCCCTCTGGACCGTATTTGCTAGGCCCGCCTTGGAATACGTTTGCGCCCAAAATACCCCTTGGAGCATTACCCAAAATGCCCCCCACTCCAAGCAAACCAAGCCCAATGTTAGTAGTTTTAGCACCAGGGTTGTCGGCAAAAACTACTTCAGGTGCTTCTTGCATTGCGCCTTGTATTTCACCAATGGCGTTACGCCCAATGGCCGTAGCTGCTTTGGCTGGCAACGCTGCCATACCTAATGCCGTGTCAGGGTAATTATAATCACGAGCTGAAAAATATGCGCCGAGCAACCCACCAAGTGCGCGGGTGGGCGCAGAATGCTGTGGAGACATTAAAAAAGATGCACCCTGTGGCGTCAGCAAGCCAGCTAAGTTCAACCTTGGCTCAGGCATCAGCCCATCCAAGAACCTGCCGAAGCGTTTGGTCGGCTATATGTTTCAGACGCACTTGGCAACGTCTGGCGTATCGATGATGCTAAAGTTCTCATCGCGTCAGCGTCGTGGCTAGACCAATCATGCTGTGGGCGTGATCGAAATATTTGGTTTTTTGGGTCGTAGACACGATGATAAAATCTCATACTTTCTAAAAATCTACTGCATTTTTCACGGTCAATGTAGCACTTAGGTAGCGTCATCTTTACGGCGTTGATGCCTTCTTCCAGTGGAAGCTTTGGTGCTGCTCTAAAATTAATGCCAAGTGACAGTGCGGTTTCTTGCCTCGTCTTACCTGTCCCAAGCTCACGCACGTTAATATCATGCGGAGCATAATGGTTGTCGTAGCTGTATCTAAATTGCTTGGCTTTTTGGTCTAAGAGGTCAGCGAAGAACGGCAAGCCCTCACCACTGATGCTCACATGGTCAATAATGTTTATCGACCGATTGCCGTGGCTTAATTGTGCAAATAATATGCTGGTGTTGTCATTGACGCCCAAGTCCCAAAAAGTGCTGACCTTAAACGCAGGGTCAAATGGGATATTACCAATTTGATTGTTCTCATCAATGGTGCCTAGCTCTCTGGCATACACGGCACCTGGCACGTTGCTCTCAAACGAGCATTCAAACTCAGCTTCGTAGATGCCCTCTGGCATTGTTGACCGTGCGGCGCGTAATTCCTCTTCAGGCAATATGCCCGTTTCAGACGCCTTGTATACGGCGCAGTGCCAGTCATCGTCTTCTTTTGCTCTGGTATAAAAATCGTAAAGAGCGTTGTGGCCCATTGGGGTGCCGACAAATATGCAATATGTCTGCTCACCTATGCCGCCGTTTGGGAGTGGCATTTTGTTTCTATCAGATAATGCAGGTCTGACAATCTCTGCAAATATTGTGTTATCCATCAGACCAGCTTCATCGATCACGAAGCCGTCGCTGTAAATCCCTCGAATGGAGTTAGGGTTTTCCGCAGACAAGAGGTTAATGCGTGCGCCGTTCGGGTAGTCAGCTCGCAGCTCGCTTTCGTTAAATTTAACGCCAGGGATGTTTGCTGAAAATGTTTTCAAATAATCCCAGGACACGTTCTTAGCTTGCCTGAAGCTTGGGCTTAATAGGTGAAACCGGGGGTTCGGCTTACGACACGTCAAAGCATCCTTTAACAGATGGTTTATTACGCAGACCGTCTTGCCGAAACGTCGGTGTGTTATAGCTACAGAATACCTATGCTCAGACCACGCCCGGTGCAGCCGCCGCTGGAAAGTGCGGGGGGTATAGGAAATCTGTATATTTTGGACCATTTTTTTCCCATTTCAGGCTATGAACCTGAAGGTAAACCGTGATTTATCAATGACTTGCGGCAAATGTCAGCATAATCTCCGCAAAACAGGTCTATCTTGGCGTCAGAAATTGCAGTGAAATTGTGTCGAAATGTCGGCTTTAATGGCTGAAATTCGCGCGTATTGATATGCCTCACAACACGTAAGATTTCGATTATTTCGAGGTATCAACCAGCTTAACTATGTTATCTTTCTCTTCGTCTCGCGCTGCAACATCATCAGACCCTTCACCCCATGATAACACGATGGTGTTATTTGCGGCTGTATCTTCAGCTTTATTGCGAATACCTCGTGGTTGCTGGCGTGCGAATACCCACTTTAACGTATCTACTTCAAGCCGTCGTCGCTGTACTTCAGCGTTTGCAAGCTGCTTTTCTACTCCGTCTAAAGGTTGTGAAGCCAGGTCAAACATGTGGTCAGCAAGTACTTCTGCGCCAATTGCTCGCGCTCGCACATACATCTCGTGAAGTTCTTCGCTGCGCTGGACTGCTTGAAGTACTGTAACCCAGTGCGGCAGCTTGCTGTTATTGTCGCAGATCGATCTTAGCGACTTACCAGTTGCAAGCTTATCGCAAATCTTTAGCATCGTAGGCTTGTTAAGTTTACCTGCCATTTTTATCTCTTCTTCTTTGGCTTTGTATGAGTCAATTTGACAGATGACGCTGTGTGCTTTGCGCCAGTCATCAACTTACCATTTGTTTTGTGCGTTGCACCCTTGTGTAGCTTGCCGCTTGGCAAGTAATGAGGCATGTTTTTCGCCATCTTTATTTCTTCTTCTTTGGCTTTGAAGCCTTGAAAGCTTTAGCTGATGGTGCGCCTTTGCTCCCAACTCGCCTCATCTTTTCTACAGGTTTGCCAGCCGCCTTTTGGGCCTTAATTCTGCTACGTTTGGCGTGAATATTTTTATAAAGTGACATTTTTAATGAATACTCTCAGCTTCGTCTTCAATAATTTCAACCAGGTCGTTCATAAAAAATTCAGCATCAACGTCGTCTTGAAACCCACAAAACGTGAACACAAGTGTCACGCTGCCATCTCTCTCCTTCGAGATATGTGCTGTGTATTTCATAATATGCTCATAAAAAAACGGCGCTTTTAAACGCCGATAAGTTCAGGGAGATGCGGAAACAATAATCTCAAACTAATAAAAACCTACTACATCTGGTGTGCATTGTCAACAGGCATACCACATCTTGTACCAAAGCTCTAGGATCGCCGCTGAGAAGCGTCTCTTCGTCGTGGCTGGGTGAGTACCAGAGAGCTTCGAGATGGCCCTCCAGCGTGGCCCTCTGGAGCTTCTTGCAGAGCTATGAGCCGCTGCCCACACTAGCTTGCTCTGATCGGCAGTAAAATACTGCGT